CAAAGAAAAATCCAGATACTACTGAAATGGAAAACTTGTTAAACGAAGATTACAAGGAAACTATGCAAGGTAGAACATACAAAAGAAGTAATAGATTCAATGGTGAATCTGTTCTGCTAACTAAAGAAGAAGCGAAGAAGCACGATGAAATATTCTTGCACGAGGTACAAGCAACTATAGAGGATATAGAACTTGGCACAGGTGCAAGCAAGCACTGGCAACACATGAGAGACAAGCTATCATGGTTCATGAAACACAATGCCAAAGCTTATATGGTTCTGTTAGACTAGTCCCATTCATAGGCGCGCTTCGCGCGCCTATGTACCACGGCTCATTAATCTTAAATCAATAGAGGTACCAATCACAGGTTGAATTTTTTGCGCCCGCAAAAAGTCGATACACCCTTTTTTAAAAAGGGGTCCCACTACTCTAGGTTGTATTGCTTGATTTAGAGAGTTAATGGTGGTAAAAAACTTATTGAACACTTAAAATGTGCAAAAAATTTTAAAAAAATTTTTTATGAATTTAAATAATATAGATATAAGTAAATTACCTGCCGACGTTAGAAAAGAGCTTCTCCAGTTACAAGTAATGGTAGCCGAGAAAAAAATAAAAAATCGTGCAAGAACGGATTTTATGTCCTTCGTCAAAGCTGTGTGGCCCGAGTTCATTGAAGGTCCGCACCATAGAGTCATAGCTAAAAAGTTTAATGACCTTGCAGAAGGAAAAATTACTAGACTAATTGTTAACATGCCACCAAGACATACAAAGTCTGAGTTTGCAAGTTATCTTTTGCCTGCGTGGATGGTGGGCCGTACTCCAAAATTAAAGATTATTCAAGCAACCCACACAGGAGAACTTGCAATACGTTTTGGTCGTAAAGCAAAGACACTAATTGATAGTCCAGATTATGCAAAAATTTTTGATACAAGACTTAGAGAGGACAGTCAGGCTGCAGGAAGGTGGGAGACTGCACAAGGTGGAGAGTATTTTGCAGCAGGTGTTGGCGGAGCCATCACTGGAAGAGGTGCTGATCTACTAATTATTGACGATCCACACTCGGAGCAAGACGCATTGTCAGCTTCGGCGTTTGATAATGCTTATGAATGGTACACGTCAGGCCCTAGACAGCGTTTACAACCGGGAGCCAAGATCGTTTTAGTCATGACAAGGTGGTCAAAAAAAGATTTAACAGGAATTTTACTAAATAATCAAAAAGATGTTAAGGGTGATCAGTGGGAAGTGGTCGAGTTTCCGGCAATCATGGACCATGGATCTAAAAAGCGTCCGGTTTGGCCTCAATATTGGAAAATGGACGAGTTAGAAAAAGTAAAAGCAACACTTCCTGTTGGAAAATGGAATGCACAGTGGATGCAAAGACCAACTTCTGAAGAAGGAGCACTAATTAAACGTGAATGGTGGAAAACTTGGGACAAAGAACACCTTCCAGACTGTTATTACATAATTCAAAGCTACGATACGGCATTTTTGAAAAAAGAAACTGCCGATTACAGTGCAATTACGACTTGGGGGGTATTTTATCCAAATGAAGATGCAAAACCAAATTTAATTTTGCTAGATTCACTAAAAGATCGTTATGAGTTTCCAGAATTGCGTAGAGTTGCATTAGAGCAGTACAAATATTGGAATCCTGACATGGTTATCGTTGAACAGAAGGCATCAGGCACTCCATTAACCCATGAGTTGAGGCAAATGGATATTCCAGTTATGACCTTTACACCAAGCAAAGGAAATGATAAACACGTTAGAGTCAATTCTTGCGCACCGCTATTTGAGGCTGGTTTAATTTGGGCCCCTGATAGAAAGTTCGCAGAAGAGGTAATCGAGGAATGTGCATCGTTTCCTTTTGGCGATCATGACGATTTAGTCGACTCTATGACTATGGCTGTTATGCGATTCAGGCAGGGAGGCTTCCTACCCCATCCAGAAGACTATGAAGATGAAAAAACGGAACCTAGGAAGATGGAGTACTACTAATGGCAGCAAGTATTGTAACTAAAATTATTGAATTGCTTAAAATGGCAGGAATCGACTACAGCAAGATGGCTGGAAAGATTGATCCTAACAAAGTTAAGCAATTAGTTACCAAAACTCAAACAACAGCTACTAAACCAAAATTTATAAATTCACTAGTTGACCAGAAAAAAACTTTTAGTGATGCGTTAAAAATATTTGAAGATGAAGCTAAATATCTTTCTCAAATGAACGAAATGGAGTTAGCAAACTTTGCTAACAACCTAGATGACTATTTTAAAGTTGGTGGAAAGAAAAAAAACATTCCCTCTAATGTTGTGACTACAGCAGGTACACCTGTTGAAGGAAAAAAATTAGAAACACTAGCTAAACGAAAAGGTGCTAAAGGAGAAGTAGACACTGGTTCTCTTCAAGGCTCTATGCAAGGTCTAATGTCCTTGGTCGATGAAATAGAAGGCATTACACCAAAAATAAGAAACCAAATGGACCGTGATGAGTTAGCCAAGTTTATTCAAAACATGAGAGGTAGAAAATTTACTAATCAAGAAATTAAGTGGGTTAAAGAGTATTTAGATGATTATAGTATTGGCTTTGCTAAAGACAAGGCTACTGGAATGCAGTTTGGTAAAAAATTAGGCGCAAAAGACAGAGACGAATTTGAATTTGTTACTGAGTATGTAGAAAATCTTAACACAACATCTCCAGAAAAATTTAAAGAGATGTATGGCACTGTAAAAAATGTCAACATGGATATTTCTAGAATAATTGATAAAAAATTAGAAAAGCATTTTAAGAAAAAATATAAATGGGATGACACTAAAAGAGATGGTGGTCTTGATGATAAAACTTATGAAATGTATGAAGATGAATTATATCAAACTCAAAAAGATTTTGGAGATTTTCATACAATGTATGACACAAACCAACGTCCTAATATTTTTGGTTTTAGAAAAGGCACGAGTTATGCAAATCATCCCCGTGAATATTTAGATGAAGCAAGTGTAAAAATGGAAGAGGTTACAGGTCAAGGATTAAACGTAGATTTTTTTAAAAAATACACAGATGAAGTTTTAAGTAAATATCCTGAACCAGAAAAATTCCAGTACGGTGGTCCGGTAATCAAGGGCCCAGATATGGGGTCCACGGCTCACGGATCTTCGGAACTTGCATCAAGACAGAGAGTATTACAACCAGGTGGACAGATGACAACGTCAACAGGATTAAATTATTTATTAGGTGAAGATGACAATAATAGAATTCCTTTTCAAGATGGTTTGAGTGCCGACATTATAGTTCCTAAAGAAAAACCAAGTGCAAGTTATAGAATATTAGAAATGTTAGATAAAAATAAAAAAGCAGCTTTTAATACTTTAGGTGCTGAAACTATGTTTAATTTAATTTATGAGCATGCTCCTAAAGCATTTGAGAAAGGTGAAATTTCTCAAGAAGATTATAACGAAGCTATGAAAGCTTTTGAGCCAAAAGGAATAGCAGCTTTAAAAAAAATTAAAGCAGAAAAGGAAGCAGACTTAGACAAGTACGCAGATGGCGGACGTGCAGGATTTGCTGGCGGTGGAATGGGTCGTAGAGGATTTTTAAAATTATTAGGTGGTACAACTGCTGGAATTGCAGCCATGAAAGCAGGTTTAGTAAAACTATTAGGCGGACCTACAACTAAGAAATCTATTGCTAAAGGCATTACTATTCCTAAAACAGGTGGAATGCCGGATTGGTTTGAACCTCTAGTAAATAAAGTTATTAAAGATGGTGAAGACGTAACTAAAAAATTTGCAACTAAAGAACGAGAAATTGTTCATCGTGTTAATCTAGAAGGTACCGCTCAACAAGGAAAAAAATTTGAAACTTATGATGACAGTGTTTATGTATATCAAGACTTGGACGATGGTGCAGTTAGAGTTGAATATAACAGCGCAGACAATTTAGCTGAAGGACCTGTTGAATTACAATTTAAACCAGGTGTGGCTGATGAAACTACAAAAGGTAAACCAGCAGATGAATTTACAGCTTCTGAAGCTGAACCAGAAATTGTTAACTACGAGGGCGATATTGAATGGACTGGTGAAAATTTTGCTGATGACGTAAAAGGTTTAACTTCAGATACAACGAAGTTAAAAGAATATGCGGTAGGAAAAGATAAAGTTACTGTTAACGAAATAGTTGAATCAATTAAGAAAAAAAGAAGAGCTAGAAAAATAAATGAAGATCCTATGGAACAAATAGATTATATAGAAAATAAAGAGGGACCAGCAATGGATGACGTGGATTACATTGATGAAATTGAGAAAAAAGCATTTGGTGGTAGAATAGGTTTTGCTGGTGGTACAGTAGTAAAAAAATTAATAGAAATTGCAAGTAGAATTGGATTAGATTTTAATAAAGCAACAGACGTTCAAAAACAAATTATACAAAAATATGGTGACAGAATTGATGATAAACTTTTAGACTATATGGTCTATGATCCTAATGCACAAAGACAAGCTGAAGTAATGGCTTCAATCGATGAAGCAGAAATTATGATGAATAAAGGTATGGGCGCTGATGAAGTTATTGCAGCACAACAAAAATCTTTTAGAACTAAAAACGCATCGGGTGGTCTTGCAGGAATGTTAGGTGAATAATGAAAATATCAGATTACGCAAAAGCGCAAGGCTGGTTAAAACGACATGCCTCTTCAGAAAATAGTGCGGGTGAATGGGAAAAGTACGTAGCACTTAACACAACTCCAGAATTAGACGAAGCAATTAAAACTATAGACGACAAGTTTGGTCCGGGAACTATGTTCCCTGCATCTGAGGCACCTATACCACCAATGACGGATCAACAAGCTATATTCGAGTTTGGTCAACGTAATCCAAGAGCAAGTGGTGGACGGATTGGGTTTAGTGATCCTCCTGGTTTTGTTAAAACAAAACTTTCACAAAAAGGATTGGAACAAAAAAGAGGTGCGCGTGGTCCTAGTTTACAAACTCAAGCAAATATAGATTTAATTACACCGGTTAGACAAAAATACATAGAGTTAAAAGAAGCACAAATCAACAATCCCAAAGGTGGAACTTTAAAAAATTTTCCAAACTACGAACGATTTTTAATTCAAGAAATAGACTCAGTTAAAGATACCGCTGATGCTAAAAAGTTAATTAGTTCTACTCAATACTATATAGATCCACCAGAAAAATTATCAATTTCTAGAAAAAGATTATTAGATAATTTAATTGATATAGAAAATAAAATTTTAGGAAGAGAAGGAAAAGCTGGACATGAACTTGCAATTCAAGCCGGGTATGTTTATAAAACAGGAAAACGTGTTAGTGGAAAAACAACAACAGCACCATCTGGTTCTTTTAAAAATTTAATAAATATAGAACAAAAAAAATTAAATAGAATTGATGAGGTATTTAATAAACTTGACAAAGGTTTAATTTCAATTGATGATATTGCTAAACAAGGAGGCACCTTAATTAGTTATATTAATGAACCATTTGGTTTTAAAAGCACTGAAAGCTTTAGTAAATTACTTAGAGGTAAAAAATATAAAGATAGATTAGATGAAATTGATCTTCTCAATAAATCTAGTTTTATACAAAAATATAAAGGCCGAGGTGTTTTGGCAAACGAAGCACAGAATCTTTTTGAACAAGGTCGAACAGGCGGAAAACGATTTACTCAAATTACACAAGCTGGACCAATTAAAAAAATATTTGATTTTGCAGATAGGCACATTGAGCGAGGTGGTGAATTAATTAAAAGAATAGATGACAATACTTTTATCTATAACAATAAAATTTTTAGTAGTTCACCAGGAGAAGTAGATAAAAAAGCTTTACAAAAGTTAGGTTTACAAAATAAAAAAATTATTGATTTAGTTTTAGAAGGACCAAAACAAAAAGAGTTTACAGAAATATTTAATGCGTTTGATAAATTAAAAGAATATGAAACTATGGAAAGAACTCACCCTGTAACAGGTAAAAAAACAAATTTAACTAAATTATTACAAGAGGCAGATTACATAGCGGGCGGTAAAGATAGACTGACAGCTAAAAATATATTTAGTAGAAATCCTTTTGAAATAGATCATTTTGGATCTGTAAAAGATGATCCTTTTAAAAATATTAGAATAATACCTAGAACAATTAACCAAGCTGCAGGACAATTTCAAAGAGGTGTTTCTACTTTTAAAGATATAAAACAAGCAGAAGATTTTATTGGTTATAGTTTTACAGGAGATCCTTTACAAAGTATCAATCAATATATTGATACAGAAATACAAAGAGGACAAAATCCAGATTACACGGGACGTTCAAGAAAAATAGCAGCAGCTAAAACCAAAGCAATTGATACAGCTGCATCTCAATTAGGTCAAACAGGAACTAGAGGTGGAACAATTTTAACACAAGAAATTCCTAAAGGTGTTTTTGGAGACAAAACAATTAGTAGTGTAGACAAAAGATTTTCAGAAGCCTACACAGGTGTGCCTACTTGGATGAAAACAAAAGGTGGTAAATTAGCTATTGGTTCAAGACCGGTTACAGGAAAAGAAATAATTTCTGTGGCTGAAAGAGATGAAATGGCAAGACAAATGAAAGATAGATTATTAAAACAAAACTGGACTGATTTTTTACCTAAAAAATTATCTACACCTTTAGAAGTAGGACAAAAAATAATTAGAGGTGTTACTAAAAAAGATGGAGGAAGAATTCCTTTTCGTTATGGAAAAGCTGCTAAAAAATATTCTAAAAAAGGATTAATGGGTTTACTTTCACCAGCAGGTATTGCTGCAGTATTAACTCCTGAATCTGCATTTGATGTGGCATTAGAAGCAGCTTTTGCTCCTGAACTTGTTAAATCAAGTATTGGTGCAACTAAAGGAATGAAAAATAGAAAAGTACAAAAAGCTACGCAACAAGTTTTAAATTTGCTTCTTCCTACAAAAAGAGCTTTACAAATTGCAAGAATAGCTCAACCTGCAGGCATAACAACACTTGCTGCTCAGGGATTAGCTAAAGTAGCAAAAGATTCTGAACCTAATTATTATATAGGCCCAGACGGAGAACCAACATTTTATAATAGAGAAAACGCTTCTGATGTATTACCAACTTTTATGGATATTTATGAACAAGCATCTAAGATTGCCAAAGAAGAAAATATTTCATATAATGAAGCATTACATAAAATTAATCCAGAAAGGTTCCATAAATTAAAACAATGATAAAAAATAAACCTAAAAAGAAAAACCCAACTTTGGTTTCTCAGAATCCTGGCTTTAAATGGTGGGCAGTTCCACCTAAAAAGGGGCCATTATCACAGGGGTTGAAAGTTAAGCCAAAACAAGTTAAGAAGGTATAGGAGAATTTAAATGGCAGAAATCGATAAAACTCTCCCGAACATTAACCGTCCAGAAGACGAAGTTGTAACTGAGAATATGGAAGAAGTTGATGTTGCGGAAGAATTAGGCAAAGGACCTGTAGAAATAACTGAGGATGACGAAGGTGCAACAATTGACTTCGATCCTAATGCTATGCAGATGCCTGAACAAGGTGATCACTACGCAAACTTAAATGATCTTCTTCCTGAAGATGTTACAGATCCAATTGGTGGTCAATTACAAAACGATTATCAAGAATACAAATTTTCAAGAGCTGAATGGGAAAAAGCTTATATTACTGGTTTAGATCTTTTAGGATTTAAATACACGAATAGAACCGAGCCTTTCCAAGGAGCAAGTGGTGCAACTCACCCAGTTCTTGCAGAAGCTGTCACACAGTTTCAAGCACTAGCTTATAAAGAATTATTACCAGCTGACGGGCCGGTACGAACTCAAGTAATGGGCGCGAGTAATCCTGCAAAGGAACAACAAGCTCAGAGAGTTAAAAACTTTATGAATTATCAACTGATGGATCAAATGAAAGAA